AAGTTTAGTGGAACAGCTTTGCCAATTGGAAATGCGAAAAATTCAAAAGCCTTAGAGATATATTACTTGGAAGATGATATAGATAGAGATTCCGAATGGCGTTAATTTTTAATTAACGCTATTTTTTATTGGAAGAAATGGGAGGATAAAAATGGCCGATAGCGTAACTGAAATTTTGCTTCGAGCGCGAGGAGATTTTTCTGATTTAACAGGAAAGATTTCTGGTTTACGTAAGGAGTTTCAAAATTTAAAATTGCCTAAAGATATTACGGCGAATTTAGAAAAAGGGTTTAATAGATTAGACCCTATTTTAAAGTCGTATCAAAAGCAATTAGATAAAGGTTTTAAAACAAAAACTGATTTAAAGAACTTTGAGGCAACACGTCATGAACTGGATGCTATTTTTAGTGATATCACTTCTGAAATTCAAAAAGTAAATGGAAAACCAGTTCAATTAAAAGCAGATTTAAAAGAAATTGAGGCTTTAGACAAAAGACTTAATAAACTTGGTGAAGACTTACAAAAAAAGTTAAATAATATTTCCATTGATAAAGGAAATAAAGTTGCTCAAGGTCTTGATAAAATAGTAGAAAGTACAAAGAAGGCCTCTACTATTAAACCAATGACAATTAAGGCTCAAGCATTATTTGATACACAAGATTTTGCGGCTTACAATAGTGAAATTGATAAGATGCAAAATAAAATTTTAAGTTTATCTAATAAAACGGGAGCTAAAATTGATTTGGCTAGAGCTTTGGGCTTTAAGGGAGAAACTTTTACTAAAGAAGGAGAAGCAATCACCAGTCAAATTGAAAAGGTTGATACTTTAATAAAGAATTTCTTTAATAGTTTAAAAGTATCAGATCATGCAATGGGTGGTTTAGAAAAAACCAATTCAGAAATTGTACAGACAAGTGAGGCTTTAAATAGAGTTAAAACCGATTCTTTAGAAAAGGGAGTTCAAGCATTATCTGATTTTGGAACTAATGCTCAACGGGCTAGTCAACAAGCTAGGGGTTTAGGAGATTCTATTGATGGTGCTGCATCAAGTTCAGTTCGTATGGCTGATGAGTTACAGCAATTAAAAACTTCTACACAATATTTCTTTAGTTTAAGAAATATGCTTAATTTATTTAAGAGAGGGGTTAGCGAAGCTGTAGATGTTATTAAAGAACTTGACGCAGCAATGACTGAAACTGCAGTAGTTACTGACTTTAGTGTTGGCGACATGTGGAAAAAGTTACCAGAATATACTGCCAATGCTAATGCTCTTGGTGCTAGCGTCAAAGATATGTATGAAGCTACAACTTTATACTATCAACAGGGCTTAGATACTGACGCTGCAATGGGCATTGCAAATGAAACCATGAAGATGGCTCGAATTGGTGGATTAGAAGCTGCTGATGCAACAGATAAAATGACTGCAGCCCTTCGTGGTTTCAATATGGAGATTAATGAAACATCTGCTCAGAGAGTCAATGATGTATACTCTAACTTAGCGGCGAAGACGGCTTCTAATACTGAAGAACTTGGTACTGCAATGCAGCGTACGGCTTCAATCGCTGCATCTGCTGGCATGAGTTTTGAGGGTACTGCGGCTTTCTTAGCACAAGCTATTGAAACAACAAGAGAGCCAGCTGAGAATTTAGGTACTGCGATGAAAACTATTGTCGCACGTTTCACCGAGTTAAAGAAAAATCCTTTAGAAATTGCAGAGGTTGATGGAGAAGAGGTTGATTATAACAAGGTTGATACTGCATTAAAATCAATTGGAGTATCTTTGAAAGATGCCAATGGTCAATTTAGAAATTTAGACCAAGTGTTTCTTGATATCGCCCAAAGATGGGATGGATTAACTCAAACACAACAGCGTTATGTAGCTACTCAAGCCGCGGGTTCTAGACAACAGTCACGTTTTATTGCTATGATGAGTAATTATGAACGTACTGTAGAACTTATGGACTATGCTAATAATAGTGCTGGAGCAAGTAATGAACAGTTTGGTAAAACTATGGAGAGTTTAGAGGCCAAACTGAATAAACTAAAGAATGCCTGGAATGAATTCTTAATGGGTATTATGAACGACTCTATGACAAAATTTGTTGTAGATGCGGGTACAAAATTATTAGATATTCTTAACAATATTACAGATGCTTTAAGTTTTGGCGGAAAATCTGGATTACTTAAAAGCATTACTTCTTTAACGGCTGCATTTATAGGGTTAAAAACCGCTGGTAAACTTATCAATTTTGGAGTGGATAAAGTAGGTGGTTTATTAAATCCAAATACTCCTCTTTTAGGTTTTGGAGGCGGCCACGGAGAAAAAATTAGCAAAACTACCACTACTATCGTTAATCCAATTGTTGCAGAAATTAGACAGGTAGTTGCAGCGATTAAGGGGCAGGGACAGATAACCAAACCTGGTAATACAGTTTCTGGAACTGTAGAACAATATAAAGCGTCTCAAGCTACACTAAAACAAATGCTTGGATTAAGTGCAGAGCAAAGGGTGGCTGGAGTTGGCGGTGCTTCAAATGCTATAAAATATTCTGATATTACTGGAGAATTAAAAAATTTAAGTAGTAGCCAACAAAGACAATTAATGGGGACTTTGCCAGGGTTACAACAAGCAATGCGTCGAGGCACTTTAGATTTATTAAAAGTCAATAATGTATCTAAAGATGCTCAATTAGTCGGTCAGCAAATTACTAAAGATATTGTAAAAGGTATGAATAAAGGTTCAATTTCAGTAGAAAGAGGAATTGAACTTTTAAGAAATCCACAAAAATGGGGAGAAATTTTTGGTAATCAATTTAATGAAGGTTATTTAAAGGAAATCTCTAATGCCGTAACAGGTCCAGAATATAGTAAATTAATTGAAGAGGCCAAGCAAAAATACATTAATACTTTTAAGGAAAATCATGGAAGAGATGCTACAGAAGAAGAATTAGCTAAGGTTCAATCTTATTTTGAAAAATATGCTAAAGAGCGTTCTTCTAATAAGGCTCCTATAGAAGAATTTGATTATGCCAAATATAATAGATTAGGAGATTCCGTTGGCTTAGTAGGTGGTAAATTTGCTACTGCTGGGCAGTCAGTGCAACAATTTGGAATATTATTATCTAATATAGGTTTTGAAAAAGCTGGTACGGCCATTATGAGACTTGGTGCCAGTATTAGTAGTCTTGGTATGGCCTTTAATGGATTAGGAACTTTTGTCACTGGATTTTCAAAACATTGGACTGCTGGATTAGAAGCAATGGAAGCCGCAAAAGCCGCTCGTGCTGCTTCTGGTGGTATGTCATTATTGGCTCCTGGAGGTACTGCAGGAAGTGCTTTTACACAAGGTTTTTTAGCTGGTATTCCAAAACCATTATTAGCTGCAGGTATTGCGGCAGCAGTAATTGGAGCGATTGCTTTAATAGGTAATCACATAGAAAAAAAAGCCAAAGAAGCTGGTGAAGAAGTTCGTAAACAATTTGAAGAGGGTTTCACTAAAGCAGATGAGAAAATTAGTTCATTAGAAGGATATAAAAGTCGCTTTAATGAGTTGGCTCAAGGCGTTGACCAATTTGGACATAACGTAAGTCTTACTTCGGAAGAATATAGTGAATATTTATCTATTAGTAAAGAATTACAACAATTATCTCCTTCGTTAATTGCGAGTTATAATGCAGAAGGCGAAGCCATTATTAAAAAAGGAGATGCAATTCAAGAGGTAATTGATAAACTTAAAGCAGAAAAACAAGCCGAACTTGATTTGTATACTTCTAATACATCAATAGATAAATTAATTGGCGAATATCAAACAAGCGATGCTTACAAAAGTAACAAATCCTTTGTCGCACGAGGTGATTCTTTTTCAGCGTTTTCTGGTGGAAAAGCAAAAATTTTAGGAGCTGATAATAATGATTTAAATTTTAAAAGTATTGATGCTATTAATCAATTAACCGGCTGGAATTTAGATTCACTTAGTAATTTAACTACTGCTCAATTAAGTTGGTTATCTAAACATTATAACGATGTAATTAATTTAGTTGAAGAACAAAATGGCACATTAGAAGATGAGGTAAGAGAAGGATATGTAGATGCATTCACTAATGCAGGAAGTGCAATTAATGATGTGATGACTGAGGGTAAGCCAATCGTTGATGCTATGCAGATGTGGATGGGCGACCAAAAGTTAGATGCCATTGGATTAGGTCTTGGAGAAGAATTCAGCAATAGCTTTAATCAAGGCGTTGAAGGCATTATGCTTACGGGTCTTACAGAGGGATGGACTTCTGACCAATTTAAAACCAATTTAAAAGACTATTCTAATGAATGGAAACGTTTAGCAGGCCCAACCTCACAATACGCTGATATTCTTGCTAATGCTGACGAAATACAACAACAATATTTAGACCATATTGGAGAAAATGGTGCTATTGAAGACTATGAAAATAATGTAGAAGGATTAGCTCTTCAGTTAGAACAGTTAGCCGAACATTATAAAGGTACTGGCGCCGCAGGTGAAGCTTTTGCTGAACAATGTATACAACAGGCTAATGCTTTACGCAATTATGCAACTGAGGGTGCTATTTCATTGGCAGAAGCTTTAAATGTGTTATCAAATAAATTTACTGAAGCGCGCGGAGCTAAAGAAAAATTTGATGAAGCTACTAAAGGTGGAGATTATTATACTGCCGCGGAAGGTTTTCGTTCAATTGCTGATACTGTTTTAGATGAAAAAAATTCTGCCGGTGATGGTTCTTTAACCGCCTGGATGGGGGCAGAACAATTATTAGGACAAAATTTTGTTGATAATGCAAAAGACTGGGGAGAAGTTCAAGCTCAAGTTGAAAAAGTTAATAAACTTTTTGATGAGGGGGTTGAAGGAGTATATAATTTTAATGATATGCTTGTCCAAGCGGTTGCAGAAGGCAAAGATTTAAGTGGCTTGGGTAAGGTTGTTGATGGTGCTTTTGAATTCGATTTTGATAATGTAGAAAATTTACAACAATACGCTGATTTATTAGGAATATCTGAAGACGTATTAGTTGGTATGATTGATAAAAGTCGTCAATTTGCTGCATTTAATGTCGGTGATAATAAATTAATTAGACAAGCTTTAGAGCAAAGCGAACAAGCCATGGCTGGGCAAACTTATGGCGCGAATGGTAAAAGTAACTTATATACTTCTGAATCTTCTTTTAGAAAAGAAGCTTATCAACAAGGTATTCGTGGTAATGATTATACTAAAACCAAAAATGATTTAACAAAAGAACAAAATGTTCAATTTTTAACTGTTGATTCTTTAAAAGCTAATAAAGGAGATCTTGGACTAGATAACGTTTTAAAAGACATAGGTTTAGAGGGGGCTGATAAAAATTTAGAAAATACAGTCGCAGCTTTAACCAAAATGGGATTTGATGTTGCAGAACAAAAAGAAATTCTTAAGGGACAGAATTTAGCCGATGGCGAAGTAACTGCTGAAGCTATTGAACAAGCATATCAAGAGCAACAATTTGCAACAGAAAATCCTACAGTGGCGGGCATTGCAAATGATACAGGTGTAATTGCCTCTGCTGCTACCGCTTTGTTAGCCAAAATGGGTATTTTGACCGAACAAACTAAAAATGATATAAATCAAAGTACTTCAGATGAAACTATTAAAGGTTATTTAGATTCTTTAACTGGAGAAGGAAAAGGTTTTAAAGATTCGGCTTCTAGAGAGGCAGCAAGAACTAATGTTCAAAGCCAAATTGATAAATATAATGAAACTATTAGTTTATTAGAACAAAGTAATAATGAAGCATTACAACCGTATATAGATAAATTAATTTCAGCTAGAGATCAATTACAACAAGGATTAGACAATGAAGCCACAAATTGGGAAAGTAAAATAAAAGAATACAGTGATTTATTTAGTAATATAAGTGATCAATTTGTAACTGATAATGCTGTAGATTTTGCTAATGCTTTTGCTATTGATGATATTATGCAATCAGCAGAAGCATTGAGACAACTAGAAAATGAAGGTAATTTATCTTATGAATCAATGCGTACATTAGCGGCAGAATTCATGCAACTACATCAAGCAGAATTAATGCAGTTTGATAGTACACAATTAGATGAATTAACTACTAAGCTTGGCTTAACTCGAGATGAAGCTATTGGATTATTAGGAACATTAAATGTTCCGTTCGCTCTTGAGGGACGACTTACTGGTGATGATTTAGAAACATATATTAATAAAATTGATACTTTAACTACTGGCGAAAAAGAAATTCTTTTAAATGCTGAATTAACTGGCGATGAAAAAGTTAATAGTTTTATTGATAAAATTGATTCTGAATTTGGTGATGGAACAGCTGAAACCAAATCGGTTGTTATTCAAGCTACTACTGCTTTAGCAAATGGTGACCAAGATGGAGCGAAAAAGATTTTAGAAGAGGCTGGTTTTAGCGACGGACAAGTTCAAGAAATTACGCAAAAATTATCTATTTTAGTTGATGGTAGTGTTGCTAATCCGGGAGAAGTAAAAGAAGCTTTACAAAAACAATTAAATGGATTAGATTTAAAAACCGATGCTCAAGTTAATGTTAAAGCTAATATTAGTAAAAATATTAGTAAAATTGGAACATCGGTTAATGTCGATACTAAAGGAATAGATGCTGCAAAACAAAAAGCAGATAATACTAAAGGCACTATGACTGTTGATGCCAATACAGATAGTGCCAAGAAAAAAATAGATAATTTAAGACATATTAAGGATGCAAGTATTACAGTTAATGCTAAAAAAGGAACTGGATGGGTACAAACCATGTCAGTTAATGTTAAAGAACATGATGCTCGAGGGCGTAAATATTCAATACCAGCTCATCATTCTTTATCTTTTAATTCTGCAGCTCAAGGATTTAATTTAAACCAAAAAACGCGATCTTCTAAAAAACAAATTACTTCATTAGTTGGTGAAGAAGGATATGAAATTGGCTATATACCTTCAGAAAGACGTTCAATAATTTTTGGCGCTAATGGACCTGAATTAACTTCTTTTCCTTCTGATACTGTTATTTATCCTCATGGAATTTCTGAAGATATAATTCGTAGAGGTAAAAAAGATAAAGAAGAATTTGGTTCTTTTGTAAAGGGTAAACTACCAAAAAAATCAAAATCTTCTAAATCTAAATCTAAATCTAAATCTAAATCTAAATCTAAAAAGAAAAAGGGTAAAAAATCCAAGGGCAGCTCAAAAGATACAACCCCAACAATAAATAACTGGTCAATTGAAGAAGCAGTTCGTTATAATATCGACCAGTCTCTCGCATCAATAACCGAAGAAATTTCTCTCCGCACTAAAGACATTGAAAAGAATCTTGAAAAAATCGGTACAACCTATAATGATATAGTCGGCACAACTCAAGCTCAAATCGCTGCATTAGACCAAGTTAAACAAAAAAACAAAGAACTTCTTGAGTCAAACCAGCGTCAACTTGCCGATTATAGGGCGCAGCAACAATATGTAAGTTGGACTGATAGCAATGGAGAGTCACAGCGTACACTAATTAATATTGGTCAATTCTTAGCTAGTGATGGAAAAATCGACTATAATGCAATTCAAAGTTTTGCTGGTGGTAATCGAGCTTTACAAGAGGCCCTCTTTAAAGAGGTAAGCTCTGGTAAGGATATGGCTGATGGAATGCGCAATGCGCTTAAAGCAATTGCTGATGCTGACCAACAGATTGCAGACCTTGGTAAGAAAATTTCTGAAGCATTCTATCAATGGGAGAATGAACTTACTGAAGTATATAGTTTAACAAAACGTATTAATAATGAAGTTTCATTTACAAATAGATTTACTTCTCAAGTAGAACTTGAACTTGCTAAACTTGGCGCAGGCTTTACTGACACCGCGAAAGCTATTGCAAATACACGAAATGTATTAATACGTAATAATGCTACTATTCAAGCACAAATTAAAAATCAGCAACAAATGGTTGCTGCTCGTCAACGAGAACTTGAAGCAGCATTAAGTTATGAGGATGAAGTCAATAAATATAAAAAATTTGAAGCTAAAACCGATTGGGATTCTGAAGCAACCAAAACTGCGACACTTGAGTGGGCTAAAAATTTAGAAACAGGCGCAAGGCTTGGTTATAAATATGTTGCAGACAGTATTTTTAAAGATATTGATGGGTCTATTCAATATCAAATTGATTGGGAAAAATTTAATGCAGACAATGAAGCTAATCCATATTCAAAAGCTGATTATGAAGCAATTAAGAAATATCTTGATGACCTTGATAGCGCGGCGACAGAGTTTAATAATTCAATTAAAGACCAAACAGACTTCATCAAACAAACTTATGATGCTCTTAAAGAATATCAAGATTATGTTGCTGATATGGAAGATACGCTTATTAAGGGCGTTGAAGAACAAATCAAAGAAGCTAAGGACAATGCAAAACAACTTAGTGATTCAATCACAAGTGCATTAAAGGACTTACTTGATGAAGTTAAGCGTAAACTTGATGAGCGTAGAAAACAAGAAGATAATGCGAAAACTGAAAGAGATATATCACAAAAACAGCAACGTCTTGCTATGCTGCGCGCGGATACCGCGGGCGGACATCAAGTTGAAATTGCACAACTTGAAAAAGAAATTGCTGATTCACAACAATCATACCAAAGAACTTTAGAAGATCAATTACTTGATAGATTACAACAACAAGCTGATGAGGCTTCTGAACAAAGAGAGCGCCAAATCGCATTGATGGAAGCTGGTAATCAAATTGATGCATCGACCAATAAAGAATTGGTTGATAAGTGGCTGAAAGGCCCTGAAAAGTATAAGGAAGAAATTAAAGCGGCATGGTTAGAAGCTCAAGGATATGATGAGAAAGGTGAAGCGGGGCAGTATGTATTAAAAAATCAATTTGAATCCGATTTTGCTCAGTTGGTTACTGCTGTAGAAGAATCAAATTTTAAAGATAGTTTTAATGCTTTAACCGCTGATACAAATTCATTGGCTAGTTTATTAAATGAATTAACCAATGGACAGCTTGGTAGATATGATGATTTATCTCAAGGACAAGATAAAAATAATGCATTATTAGATGCCACTGAAAGAAATACTACTTCTATTCTTACAGAAATTAAAAAAGGTAATTTAGCTAGTTTAAGAGAAAAGGGCGTAGATGCAAAAACTCTTAAATCAATTGGGTATGATGCCAATACTTTAGTTAATATAGGTGGATATACAGCAGACGAATTACAAAAAGCTGGTTTTACTGCAAAAGAAGCGTTTGATGCTGGTATTACAGATGTTGGTACATTAAAAAATGCTCAGTATGGTGCTGCAGATTTAAAAGATGCTGGTTTTACTGTTGCAGATTTAATTTCACACTATACTCCAGAAGAATTAAAAAATGCTAATTATAATATTGAAGATTTTGCTAGTAGCAATGTTGAATATGGTACCGCTAAAGTCTTATTTGGTGTAGATGCGCTTGCAAATTCTGGAACTAGTTATGCCGCTCAAGCTCAAAAAGAAATTGAAGATGCGAGACTTGCTGCAGAAGAGGCAGAGCGCCAGCGTCAAGCTGCCGCAGCTGCAGCCGCAGCCGCGGCATCATCAAGGGTAAGTAATCCTTATGGGGCAGCAAGTGCGACAAGCGGAACTATTAAAAAAGGTAATAAAGGTAATCAAGTTAAATCAATTCAATGGGCATTAAAACAAATGGGGTATTATACGAAGTCCATTGATGGTGAGTTTGGGTCAAATACTGAAAAAGCCGTTAAAGCCTTCCAAAAAGCTATGAAAATTAGTGTAGATGGTAAGGTTGGAAATCAGACAAGAACTGCATTTAGAACTAAAGGTTATAAAACCGGTGGTCTTGCTGATTATACCGGTCCAGCTTGGCTCGATGGTACCCCATCAAAACCAGAGCTTGTACTTAATCCAACAGACACAAAGAATTTCCTTGCACTTCGCGACGTATTAAGTAGTGCAATGAAGTCAACTAGCGCGGTTACAAATTCATATGGCGGCGACGTAATGTATGATATTAATATTCATGTAGATAAGATTGAAAAGGATTACGACGTAGACAGAGTAGTAGATAAAGTTAAGAAAGAAATTACAAAAGGTGCTGGCTATAGAAATGTAACACAAGTTAGAAACTTTAAATAAGCAATAAAAAAAAGAGGACTATTAAGTCCTCTTTTTATTTGTTTTATTCCATAAAAGGCATAAGTATTTCCAGTTCATCTGGTGTACACTCTACATCTTCTCCAAGGTCTGCAAGGGACAGGCCATAATTCTCAATCTGCACTTCCAGATTCTGGAGGTCTTCAAGTGCCTGATTACACTCATCAACCATGCCATCTTTAATCATAATCTGGTTTCCGTCCTCACTGAAAACAAGCTGACCATTTTCATCTTTCTTTGCATATTTGTTTACGATTTCCTGGAATTTTTCTACATAATATTCACCTTCTGTTTCAACTGCTTTCTTAATCTTATTTAACTTATAGGCTCCCTTAAGCGGAAGAGTAGTTTCCGCAAAGAAGTCTCCGTTATTTCTAAAAGCAATTATTTGGTCCATTGTTACATTAACCATTAACTAACCTCCATTATTCCCAATCGAATATTTCGACTTTTTTCTTATGTGTTTCACTTATATATTTACCGATACCAATAGCATCAGCCACGTCATCAGAAACAGATATATCAAACCATTCTTTTACTCTCATCTGCATAGAGCGTTTTCTGTCTGCTCGCGCACGTCCCTTGACTCCACAATGAGAGCGCCACGTAGCGGGTGGTACGATTACATAATCGGCTTTCTGTTCTGTACATGTAGCCATTAATATACCTTGTAATCGTGCGAGTGTTTGATAAGTTGTTACTCCGACGGTTTTATTATTTAGTTGTTGTAATTGAATACCTTCAATACCTATAATATCAGGTTTCCAATTAGCAATTAACTGTATAAGCCAATTTTTAATTTCAATATCACGCTCAATTTCATCATCCGCGATCGCCTCAAAAGTACCAGCATAGATAAGTTCTCCATCATCAAATATAGAATAACCAGTAATGTGAGTGGCCTGGTCTAATCCAATTGAACGCTGTTTATCTTTTTTCTTTGGGATAATCTTATCATCGAAATAAGTAAATTGATTTTTAATGCAAATAGGACATTCCCACTTGTCCCTAACCTTTTTATACGGCAGAAACACATGATGTCCTTCTTCACATATAAATTCAAGAGTTGAATCTAAATTCTTATATTCTTCTGATATAAGTTCCCAATTATGTTCTATCGCCGCCTTTCTTACATCATCAAGATATATTTTAGCCAATCGTACCTGTAGAACCGAATCCGCCTCCGCGGTCTTCGCCAATTTCTCCTACAGATTCCACTTGCACGAATTCTGCCTTTGGAACTTGAACTAATCGCATTTGTGCGAATCTCTGACCCGGCGCGATTGTATAAGATTCTCCATGTAATATGGATTTAATGTGTATGTTACCGGTGGAATCAAATTCGTAGTCGATATCTTTGAAAGGTGGCTCAATGTTTTCCACGATGACTCCGATTTCATCACGGTATCCGCTGTCAATGAGTCCAGGAGTGTTTGCAATTCGAAGTTTAGTTTTTGCCGACTGACCACTCCTAGGTTGAATAAGTAAAGCATATCCCTCTGGGATTGCCGCCTTAATACCTGTTGGTATAATAACTGTTTCGCCTGGCGCGATTGTATATTCATCTGGAGAATATATATCCATCCCAGCATCTGTATCGTGGGCGTAAGTTGGAATATCGGTTCCTTCGGCAAGTTCGCAGGGTATACGTACTACTCGATTCATTGTACCGATAATTTCATCAAGTTGATTACTAACCATTGTATAGATTTCTTTAAGGAAATCTTTCTTCGGTTCACTTAAAAAGTCAATTGAGTTAATTGCTTCAAGTGCTGTTTCAAAATCAGCCTTTGCGGTTTCTTTTGTATAGCCTTGCGCGATAGCAAGTGTTCTAAACTCTGTAATACTTTCGGGCTCACGAAGCGTCTCCGCAAATATTTGTAAAATTTGCGGTCTTAACTCGTTAAAAGAATCATCATCAAGACTCATAAGTGATTCAAACATATCAAGGCCACCGATAAGGTCGATTGCATCTTGATTGTCTTCATAGAACTGTTGGAGCTCTTCATCAGATATTTCAGAATCAAATGCGTCTTCTTCGATAATTTCTAAACCTTTCTTTTCTTCATCATTCATAATCGTCCCAAACTCCTCCAAGTACTTTAGTTATTTTACATACCCAGACCTCTCCAATGATTTCGCCTTTAGCTTTCTTTGTTTTATAGGTATATCCATTGGCGCCGAGTACATATCCTTCGCTATGAGAATCTTTACGTGCCTTCTCAATCAATGCAATAGCTTCTTCTTCGGTGTCAACGACAAATTCATCTGTCTGCTTAATAAGTCTCATTATTATTCTCCTATTGTTATTAATTCTTGATTATATGGAAGTATTTTAATCCAGTTGCAAAAATCATGCCACTCTTTGAGCTTATGTGATTTGCGCTGGAAATATATATTACGCAGATTCGCATAGGACATTGTAACCGTGCGAGTCTGTACATATGCATTAGGGAGTATCTGTATGAGCGCGCGCCAGTATGCGGCATCACCTGTTTCTTTAAATTTGAGGCGAAGGTTTTCACACATATCAACGATGTCTTCGATATAATCGCCAAAAACATACTCCCATTCGCCACAAATTGATTTACCTTGACTAATCACTAAATCATCAACATTATCATCAAACTCAAACGTTTCTTTTGTAATTGGAATTGAAGAAAGCTTATGCATTGTCGATGTTGAATTAGCAACTGTACCTACTTTATAAGTATCAAATTCTTTCCACCAATAAAGCGGCGCACTTATGTCAACGGATACAAAAATTTGTCTCATAAATTTTGCATGCTCATTTCCTGCAAGTATAAGTCTCTGCGCAAGGTCAAGGTCGTTTGGACCTAGAAAAGCAACATTATATACATTTTCATATTCACTACCATTAAGAATACCCTGATTGGTAAGCCAAGATTCATATTTATCTAATACATCATAATATTCACTATAATGCTCCATATCTTGACTATATTCTTCAACTCCGCGTTCTCTACGTCCTTCGTTTTCTTTATCAATCCAAGCATCACATACATCAGTCAATGCATCAGTATTGTAAATATCGGCCAAACCAAAATAACTATCTGACCTATCCCATGAATTCATAGGATTCCTCATACCATGCATTGCGCCTTCAAAATTATAAACATGTGTATTTTCAAATTTCATATAAAGACTCCTTTCTTCATTTTCTATATATATATTATATCAGAAAAAAATTTTTTTGTCAAAATTTAAAACGCCGGATTACTCCGACGTTTTGTTGCTACCATCTTTTAGTCCTTCAGTATAACCTAAAGTATATTGTCTACGTATTTCTTCTTTTATATTTTCAAAAGCTTTAGGAAAACAACTACCAACTAAAAATTCAAAAGATATTTCTTTCATATTTAATTCTTTAACTTTTTTATGAAGTTTATGAAATTTCTCATAACTTACATGTAAATCATCAATCATTTTTTATCTCCCAATGATTATTTTTTCTTATCCATATACGTTGATTGCGGCTTCCCCTTAGTTGTAAAGATAAGTCTTTTTCTTTTTCGATAAAAGGCCCATCAACTAATATGTCAATTGTATTTAATATATTTAATAGGTTTTCACTAGGCTGAACCATTAGTTCTTCATAAGTATAGCCTGTCCATAGAATAATTTCAATAGTTGGATATGCATGACGTACTGCGTCAATAACTTCCCAAGTCATATCTATGTTTTGTGCCGCCAATGGCTCGCCACCTAATACTGAAAAATTACGATTAATGTTATTGGCTGCGATTGCTTTAATAATATTCCATTTTACTTCGGGAGTGTAAGGTACACCCCCATGAAAATCCCAAGTTTCTTCATTAAAACAGCCTGGACAGTGGTGCGGGCAGCCTTGTACAAAAAAACTGACACACACCCCATGTCCGTTGACAACATCATTCGGTATTATTGCACTATATCTACTCATAATTTTTTACTGTGTTTAAATCTATCTTCTACTTCTTTTTGTTTTCCATAATTAAACGCTGTTTTATAATCACCAGTTAAATATCCCGTTACTCTACGTAGTCTTTGAATATGTTTTGAACCACATTCTGGACATTCATTTCCAATTTCACCAGTCCAACCGCACTCCATGCAAGTGTCATTTGGAACATTAATAGCAAAATATGGTATATCTTTATCCATTGCATAGTTAACAATTTGTTCTAAAGCTTCAAGATTTTTTAATACAGCACCTTCAAGCTCAACATAAGTAATACAACCGGCGCTTGAATATCCTGTGAGTTCAGATTCAATATCTATCTTATCAAATGGTGAAATCTCTTTCCATACAGGTACATGCATTGAGTTGGTGAAGTAATCTCTATCGCTGATATTTGGAAGCTTTCCAAAGTCTTCTTGGAACTTCTTCATAGCAGTATAACAAAGATTTTCAGCTGGAGTATAGTATACTCCGAAGTTTAATTTATAAGTTTGCTTAAATTCAGCGCACCTATCTTTGAAAAGTTGTTCAATGCGTTTAGCTAATTGCATACCTTTTTCTGTAGTATGGTCACAGCCAATAAGAATTTGCAGACATTCAGCTAATCCAAGCTGACCAATTACAATTGTGCCATGCTTCAGCGCAGAACGAATACCTTCTTCTGGTATATATCCCTTCATTGTGCCATTTTCATACATAAACTTTGCGGAGGATGGGCTTTGAGAACATATATACTCAAACCTCTCAAGTAACATATCCTTTGCTTCGTGAATTTTCTCATCAAGTAAAACCATAAAGTCTTCAACATTTCCTGCCTCCATAGCCAAAGTTGGCAAAATTATTGTGACAGGGCAAATATTGCCTCTACCATCCTTGAGTTGTCCGAATCCGTTTATGTCGTATCCGTTAGCAGTTCTACACGTGTTAACCTAATGTTACCATTAGCACTGACTATATGTTCCACCTTTCGGTGGCCTCGCGCTTGGAGTTAGTGCCTATCTCTAACTCTACTCCCTTACACTCATCAGGGATAGTCGATACACCTTATTCTTCATAATATTCAAATATCCAAGTATTTTTAAACGGAGATTTAATTTGACCGTTTAATCTAGTAGTAATTGAAGTTTTGCCATTCTTGATTCCACATGCTTGCGCACAAGCTATGATGGTATCAAAAACTTCTTCTTTATTAGTTTGTATATTAATTCGTTTAATTTTTCGTGCCATTGGGTTTTTAGCACCTATTTTTGTTTGACGAATTTTATCTTTTATAATATTCATTTCTTCATCAGTTTTGCTATGATAGGTATTACCACCGCATTTAGAAATAGCATCGGTTTCATTATATCCTTTATTAACTGAATCATAGAATCTAATCCAATACTGTTCTTTTTGATTTAATTCTTCTTGAGAACTAGCAGTATCAATAACCTCTATAATAAAACTGTCTTTTCCATATTTTCTAATTGCTCTGGCGAAATGAGTATCTAGAATATTATTTAAAGCATCATTTATATGACGATGAAATCTTTGTTCCACAGGTCTAATTGTTTGACCTATGTAAACTTTATTATTTTGAATATTAGTTATTTTATATATCCACATAGGCCCTCCTATATGAATATTATGAAGAATCTTGGCACGGTCTCATCCACTAGGGACCTAACCGTTAGCCACTATTGTGACACCCGCGGGCGCGGTTCACGAGGTTTTAGATGGGCTATAGTTTACGCTTACCCATCGTTGAGAAATATGTGCTAGGGTCGTTGCGGTCATATCCCGCATTGCCCGACCAATCTACATTGGCATAGTTTGGATATAAGCGTTTTGCTGTTGATTCAAGAGCAAGTTTATATAAGTCATAATTTGGAGTTCCTGGTTTGTCATTGACGCCTTTCATGTATTGGAAGATTCCACAAGGGAAAATTGCCGTTTTGTGAAGTTTGCCAACGCCCTTAATTGAGCCTTCGAGAAGAGCTTTAATAATCATGCGGCCCTCTGGAAGTGTGCATGTGCCGTAATTAATTGATGTGAATGGTAGCTGATTGCCGCTGCGCGATTGAAGGGTATTAAGATTATGATACATTCCTTCTACGGCTTGGCGCGTTTCTTTTTCAGTCATGTCGAGAGCATAAGTATATGCGGCTTCAGAAAAGTTTTTATATGTCTCATCATCAATGGGTCTTTCACTATTATTATCAAAAAGATTGGTATCAATTTTATCAATATATTTAAGTCCGTCTTGATAATGTTTGCAAAAACTTTTTCTCACGTATGGAACCATCGTCCAGTCAAGATGTGATGCACTTACACCACCGAACTGTTGAAGCGACTGAAGCTGAAACAGAACCGCTACTAATTGAAAAGCAGTATTAACCGAATTTGCTGGTCTTACATCTGTTTGTCTTGTGTTAAATCCATTGGCAAGTAAATCATCAAATGGAACTGTTAAACAGTTATGCATCCCTAGAATATAAGCATCAAGGTCATGAATATAAATCTCATTATTTAAATGGTTATTACGAGCCATTTTGGAAACAAGGTTATCAAGCGCATACTGTTTAAAAATAACTGAGTCTGCTTCGCCCCTGCGGCCGCCGAATGAATATTCATCAACATTAGCATTTTGATTCTGTACGTCGGTTGCGGCTAGCTTAACAGCGACGCGGTCCATCATTTGCGTATTCCACTCACGTTCACGATTTCTGTCTTGTCTATAACGGATATATGCCCTTGCCACATCTTTACGTTTTGTAGACATAAGTCCGTTTTCAACTAAGTCTTGAATTTCTTCTACTGTTAAAATTTTATTGTTTTCTTTTTCAATAAAAGTAGCTATATTATTGGCTTTATCTATTGCATAGG